AACGCACTGACAGCCGGGCAACTTGCATCCGGTACAGCCGGCAGCGTGGTTCCTGCAAATACCAGTTACTACACCATGCAAATTATCAGCGACCCCGGAAGCAACCCCGGAAGCGAAGCCTACCGATTTGATGTGGTTGAAGAATGCAGCAAATACAGCCCACAATATTTGTACTTCCTTAACCCATTAGGTGGCTTTGAAAGTGTGCGGTGTGGCATGGCATCAACTGACCGTTACAACATCAGCAGGAAGCAATTTAAGCGCAATAATTACACGCTCACTGGTGGCAGCACCTATGGCTACGATACGAGCAAACATGGCCTGACCAATTACGCTACGGAAAAAACCAAAGAGGTTATCCTCAACACCAACTTTTTGACCGAAACGGAATTTGAATGGCTGCAAGATTTGATTGCCAGTCCGGTGGTATTCCTTGGCAGCATCCCGGTAAACATCGTGGAAACTTCCTATGAGGTGTTCGATGACATCGATGGCCCAAACAACCTAAAAATAACCGTGCAATACACTGAACCTGAAAGGCTACAAAACGCATGAACAACGTGAGATTAGTTTGCGGCAATGTGAGCGTGGATTTGCCGAGTGACTTTGGTATATTAATAAACAAATCCATTGCAGACATTCGGGAGCCGGAGAGCCGCTCATCGGATTGGTCAAAGTCATTCACCCTGCCCGGTACCAAGACAAACAACAAGCTATTCACGCACTTGTTTGATTTGAATTTGAGCATCCGCAACACAAGTGCAACCAATTTCAGCCCGGATTTCAACCCGAACTTGAAAGCCGATGCCATTCTGCAAGTGGATGAGGTGACACAAATCGAAGGCTTTATCCGGTTGCTGTCAATCAAGGTCAATGACCTGAACCAAATCGAGTACGAATGCTCCATGCACGGGCAACTTGCCGACCTATCAGCTAAAATAGCGGATAAAAAATTGTCGGATTTGAGCTTTACGGAGTACAATCACACGATAAACACCACCAATATTTTCAATTCATGGGACACTTCCATCATAAAAAATGGCATCACCTTTGTAAATTTCAGTGGTGGGGCACCTATTGGGGATGGTTATGTTTACACGTGGCTCGATAATGGGAAATATGCGGATTACAATTATATGCAAACCGATGATATGAGTGTTTGCTTGTATGCGAAAACCGTAGTTGATAAGATTTTTAGCGGTGCCGGGTACACCTATACGAGTGGGAGCTTTTTTAATACTGCTCAATTTAGGCGGTTAGTGGTTCCATGCCAAACACAATTCCCGGTTTTACCCGAAGCAGAAATACAATCACGACAATTCGTTGTTCAAAAATCAAGCGGGCAAACAATAACCATTCCGCAAAAAATAACCTTTCAAACAAAAGTCAGCGACCCATCAAACCAATTTAGCACTACAACCAGTGAGTTTACCGTTGGAAAGACCGGGATTTATGACTTGTTTTTTTACAATAATTCTGCTTTAAGCGTAACTTTTAACAATCCTGCTACCCAAGGTATTGAGCAAAATTTTAACTGCATTTATTCAATCTATGTGAACGGCACACGCTTGGCTGTACGCAATGGGCAGAATATAACTACAACCCATACAAGCACACCGGAAACAAAAACACTTGCCTTTAATGAAACTATTTTGGTAGGTGAAGCATTGGCTTTAAATTCAGGTGATGTAGTGTCTATTTTACTTGACAACATTGAACTTAATCGGTTACTGATTGCATTATCTCCTGCTGTCACGCTCAATTCATTTACTCAAAATGCAGGCTCCAAATTTTTCAATCAAATTGTTGATGCTACCGGGTATGGCAATAGTTTAGATTTTACGGGATTTTTTACCGATGAAACCAAACAATCGGAATTTTTGAAATGGGTATTTCGGATGTTCAATTTATATGTGGAGCCTACCGAAATGGCAAAGCAGTTATTGGTTTTGCCGAGAGAGGAATTTTACACAACCGATGTAAGCAACTGGACAGCAAAGAGAGATTTGTCACAGCCATTGGAAGTTATCCCGATGGGCGAACTTGATGCAGGCAAATATGTTTTCAGCCATGCAGATGGTGAAGATACCGGGAATAAAGAATATAAAGAGGATTACAATCGGATTTATGGTGATAGGCAGATTTTTATTCAAAATGATTTTGTAAAAGATGAAAAGAAAATAGAAACCGGATTTGCGCCAAGCCTATTAAACACATTTAACAGCAACGATAAAACGCTCACCAATATTGACACCGGGAACAACCTATCATTTAACACGGGCAAGCTAAGGATTTTACAATTTGCTGCTTTGAGCTGCAATTTATACCGGGTTTACAACGGCAAAATTTCACCAATCGGGGCAACATTTACAAGCAAAACAAATTACCCATACACCGGGCATTTGGACAATCCAAAAGCATCCACCAGCGACATCAATTTTGGAATGCCTAGATTTATTGGTGTTCCTGCTGGCAGTGAAATTACCAACAATAATCTATTCAATGCCTATTGGAGCAAATACATGAGCGAGATTATAGACAAAGACAGCAAGATTGTGCGTGGTAATTTCTACCTTACTCCGGCTGACATGGAAAAATTGTCGTTTCGTGACTTGTATTATTTTGACAATAATTATTTCAGGCTGAATAAGGTTGAAGATTACGACCCGATTAACCCATCGGTAAACATCTGCGAGTTTTTGTTCCTTAAAACCGGGCCAACATTTACAGCCAGCAGTGGAAGCGTTGGCGGTGGTGGAACCCAAAGCAGTGGCAGGAATGAAGAATACGACCCAAGAGGTGGCAACGTGTCCGGCAAAGTAATTCAGCAACGGGGTTTGGATATTGGTGATTTCAACCAAGCCGGAGATGGTGTGATAGTTGGTACTGCTGTTAATAATTTAGGCCAGCGCAATGCAGCATTTGCCACCAGTGGGGTAACTTTTTTGTGTGATGATAGTATCGTGATTGGACAAGCTCCGGCATCAGGTTACGCAGGCTGCAACGAAGTATGGATCCAAGGGCAGTTGGTAGAAGAAAACAATTTTGGAACAAACCGATTTGTCTACCCAACGGCAAATTACACGGCTGAAATGGACAAGGACATCATTATCTTTTCAGCAGATGGCAACCACACAATCACATTACCCCCGGCAGCAACAAGCACATCCAAGGCATTTTGGGTGGTGAAGAAAGGTTCAGGCGGAACACTACGCATTGAAGCCAGCACCGGGGATTTAATAGACAATGACGACCACTACAACATCAATAACCAATACGGCACTACTTATGTTGTCAGTGATGGCATGCAGTGGTATATTTTAACAAACAAATAAAATGGCAACAACAACGGTAGCAATAAATTTAGATGCCAAAACCAAAGGCACTGACAGCGTTAAATCGCTGAAAGCACAAATCAGGGAAGCAACCCAAGAAGCGGCAGCGATGTCGCAGAAGTTTGGGGAGTTTTCACCACAGGCACTTGAAGCAGCCAAAAGGGTTGCAAACCTGAAAGACCAAATGGATGACCTGAATGAAAAAATTCAGGCGTTGCACCCAGATAAATTTAACCAAATAAATACAATAGCTAAAGGTGTTGCAAATGGTTTTCAGGCGGCACAAGGTGCGATGGCTTTGTTTGGTGCTGAAAGCGAAGATGTGCAAAAGGCCCTGTTAAAAGTTCAGGGTGCAATGGCACTCGCACAGGGATTGGAAGGATTGGATGCAGCTGGTAAACAATTTAAAACACTTGGTCAAAATGCAATAACGGCATTCAAAGGTATGACCACTGCATCCAAAGCATTTATGGCTACCGGGCTTGGATTGCTTTTGACAGGACTTGCAACCGTTGCCGCATATTGGGATGAGATTGCCGTTTCGCTTGGCTTTGCCAAATCCGAAATGGAGAAGATGAACAAGGCTATGAATATGGCAGCAGCAGAAACCAAACAACAAGCCGCTGATTTGCAATACTACAATAGCATTGTTCAGGACACAAAGAAATCCGAGGGTGAACGTGAATTCGCATTGCAGAAATTAAAAGAAGCAGGAGTTGCCACTGACGATGTAAATATAGCAAATGCAAATTCTTTAGGTGCTTTGAATGACCGTATTGCTAAACAAATTCTTTTGATTGCTCAACGTGCAAGAACGGAAGCAGCAGCGCAAATCCTGCAAGAAAAAACAAAGAAATTGCTTGAAATGCAGAATGGTGACTTAGACGAAGCAACCACCTTTTGGGATAATTTTTACGCCTCAGCAAAGGGTGCTTTGTTGGGTGTTGATAGAGGGGCGCAAGAATTAGTTGATAGAGGCTTAAATAATTTGAAAAAAGGCCAGCAAGATGTCAACGATGCTACAAAAGTGTATCAAGGTGAACTTCAAAAAAACACAAAATTAAATGGAGAGCATAACACTATTTCCCAACAAGTTACATCAACCCTAAAGAAACAAAAAGATGCAACCAAAGATTTGAAGCAAGCAGAACTTGAAAGGATTGCAGAAGTTTTATCTCTTGACAAATCAACTCTTGCTAAACAAATTGCAGCTGCTGATGCTGCATTTGCAGTTACGGTTAAAGCATTACGAGAAAAAGGGCTGACTGAAAAGCAAATAAATCAAAAGCGTGATGCAGAGCTTGAAAAAATAAGAACTGATTTTTATGCCAAACAAAAAGCGGATGAAGAAAAAGCAGCAACAGATTTGGCTGCATGGAAAAAGCAAAAAGATGAGGAAGAATTAACCGGGTTAAACGAGTTCTATAAAAAGAAACAATTAGTAGCCATTCAAAATAATGCAACCCCGGAACAACTTGCCGCACTTGAATTGCAAAGGATGGATGAGGAAAAACGACTGCGATTGGAGCAAGGGCAGTCAATAATTGATATTGAATTACAAATCGCAGCAAAAAAGAAAGAGATATATGATAAAGATGTTGAAGAAAAAAAGAAAGCAGAAGAACAAAAGAAAGCCGCTGAACAAGCAACGATAAAATTCACTGCTGATGGATTTGCTATCATTGCTGAAATGGCCACAACATTTGCCGGGCAGTCCGAGGAGCAGCAGAAAAAAGCGTTTGAAATTAAAAAAGCGGCCAGCATTGCACAGGCAATTGTTGAAACATACATGGCAGCGCAGTCGGCTTATGCTTCACAATTAAGCATAGCCACACCGGATGCTCCAATAAGGGCAAGTATTGCTGCTGGTTTGGCAATTGCATCAGGATTGGCAAGGGTTTCCGCAATTCAAAAAACAAAATTTGATAGCAAAGGCGGAACTGGTGGCGGTGGCGGTGGTGGCGGTGGTGTTGCTCCTGCTCCATCATTCACCCCGACCGCAGGCGGTGCGCTGCCGGAAGAAGGTCAGTTCGGAGGCATGGGCCGGGTGTATGTTCTTGAAGGTGACATCACCAAAACGCAGACCCGTGTTCGCAGGCTAAGAAATACAAGTGTTGTTTAATTGTACTATTCAAATTATGGATTACCCAGTTTACAAAATTGTGGTCAATGAGGATGATGAAACCGGAGTGGAATTTGTTTCACTTGTTGACAAGCCAGCGATAAAAAAAGATTTCCTGCTGTTTCAGGAATTTACACAAAAATACAGCGTACAATCGGAAGAAAAGCGCATTATTTCCGGGCCTATCATGCTGGCAAACGTGCCCATCTACCGCTTTGATGACATCCGGGGTGAGTATTACGTGACATTCCCACCCGACACCATTTTTAGCATAGTAAAAAAGATGGCCCGTAAAGGGCTGTATAAGGCAGTAAACACCGACCATGCCAACCCGGTAGATGCAGGTGTGCACATGATTGAACTTTACCTGATTGACCGGGAGCGTGGTGTCATGCCGCCAAAAGGTTACGAAGATGCCGAGGATGGAAGTGCATTTGCAAGCTACCTGATAGATAACGAAGAAATATGGACAAAGGTAAAAGCAGGCGAATGGAAGGGCTTTTCCGTTGAGGGTATGTTTGACATGGAACAGCAGGATGATATTGCAGTAGCCATGCGTGAAATAGCTGCCATGCTCAAAAATTTTGCAGAGGCAATAAAGTAATTACTATTCTATGCGTATGGACATCAAAATTGAACTTTCCGAAATGAAAAGCGGACTTTCTGCATTTATGGCAGAGGTGCGCCAGCGTTTCGAAAGTGCCGAGCCTGCGATGAAATTTGCTGAATTAACCCTTGTTGATGGTACAATCGTATCATTTGAAGGTGAGGAAGCATCTGTCGGAGCGGCTTTAAATGTAGTTGGGTTGGAAGGCGTTGTGCCTGCCCCCGATGGCACTCACGAAACCACTGAAGGATTGCTGATTACTACCGTTGATGGCATTATCACCAACATTGAAACCAAAGAAATGGAAGCTCCCGAAGCTGAAGAAGAGGTTATTGTTGAATTTGCCAGCAAGGAAGAATTTGCAGCCCTGAACGACCGCATCGCAAAACTGGAAGAAATGCTGGTTAACCTTGGCAGCAAGGTTGAAGACACATTCAGCGTTTTTGAAAAGTTTGCATCACAAACACCGGAGCCTGTTGCTAAACCTTTCGGCCCGGTTAAAACTGAAAAAAACGAAGCATTGAAAGGTTTTGCTTCTGCACTTAAAAACAACAAAAAATAAATAAAACATGGCATTTGTAGTATCAGGGTTGACCAACTATACGAAGGAAACCCAACTCGAGCTTTTAGTAAAAGCAATGTTCAGCTCTAAAACTGCATCTTTATTGCAGGGTGCTGGACAAGTTATTCCCGGCATTAAATCTGCCGAAGCACTTCCTCTTTTGAGCAGTGATGTATTCTTTCAAGCCGATGGTTGCGGTTACAGCGCATCAGGAAACACCACCATCAGTCAGCGTGTGTTGACCGTTGGAAAGGTTAAGGTTGAAGAAACTCTTTGCCCAAAAACTTTGGAAACCAAATTCACACAGCAAGGCTTGGCCGCTGGTTCACCAGTTGACTTGGGAGTATTCCAAGACCAAATCGGTGCAGAAAAAGCAGGCAAAATTGCCGAAGCTATCGAAACTGCTATTTGGCAGGGTTCACTTTCTGGTAGCGGTAACAACGCAAGATGGGATGGTTTCTTGACTATCTTGACCGCTCTTGGTTTTGGTGGCGCAGGCGACCCAATCAAAGGTAACGTTGCTGACGCTTACACTTCAATCACTTCTTCTAACATTGACGATATCATTGCTACCATTTACAGCGTAATTCCTGCCGCTTTGTTGGGCAAGCCTGACCTGATGATTGCAATGGGTACCGACACCTTCCGACTTTACCGCACTTGGTTGGTTGGTGCTAACCTTTTCCACTATGCCGCTACTGAAACCGCAGAAATGGAAATTGTTGACCCTATCACCGGCATCAAAATCTACGGATTGAACGGATTGAACGGCACCAACAAAATTGTTGCTGGTCTTTGGTCTAACTTCTTCATCGGTACTGACATGATGAACGAAGAGGAAGAGTACAAATTCTGGTACAGCCAAGACAATGATGAGGTTCGCTATCGTGCGACTTTCAAATACGGAACGCAAATCGCATTCCCTGAGCAGGTTGTTTATTTTACTCTGTAATTCACTGAACTAAAGTTTAACCCGGGGGGTGGGGCACAACCCTACCCCCTTTTTAATTAAAATAAAAATATGCCTTGTGTACTAACCACCGGATTTACCTTGGATTGCAAAACCGCATCCGCAGGTATTAAAACAATTTGGCTCGTTGAATTCGATGCCAAATCTACATTGACCAAATCAAGCGGAGAAGTATCCGCATTAACCCTTTCAGGGGCAAAAGTATTTTTCAAGTACGAACTTGAAAAAGAAACAGCATCAATGACTTGGAGAACCATCCCAAGCACCGAGAACGGCACCGTGTTCTATGAAGCCGACTTGGTTGCTCGCCTGCACAAAGTGACCACCGCCCAGCGCAACGAAATTAAACTGCTGGCTCAAAACCGTATGCTTGCCATTGCCCTTGATGCAAGTGGTGACTATTGGCTGTTGGGTGCCGATTATGGCGCACAATTGCAGCAGAGCGAAAGCAATTTCGGACAAGCCTTTGGTGACTTCAAAGGTCATGTGCTAAACTTTTTGCACAAAGAAACCGATTTGCCATTGAAAGTTCAAAGCGGTGTTGTAACTTCGCTTGCTCTTGGTTCCTGATTTTAGTTTTTCATAGTTTGCAAAGAAGGTCGGCATTTGTCGGCCTTTTTTGTTATGCTTCAAAAAAATGTACTACTATACAAAGATGCTGTACATTACCAAAGCAGGAAGCCCCGAATTAATAATCACCGGAAAGGAAAAGGTCACGATTTCCCCGGTTTATTATTTGTTGGTTTTTGAAAGCGAAATGTCGCAGGAGCGCAAGGCATTTTTAGTCACGGACACAAGCACTGCACCCAATAGATACCAACTTTTCACATTTACCGAGGGCAGCACCACAGCCAAAACGCTTGCAATCGGCACACATTACTGGTCACTATATGCACAAACATCTTCATCCAACACCAATTATTTGTTGGCAAATGAAGAAATCGACCGGGGATTGGCTTATGTAAGTACCAGCCACACCCCATTCAATGACCACGATGTAAACCTAACCATTAAACAACACAACGTAGGATGAGCTTTGAGCTTTTAAAAATAGATTTTGCCGAAACCAAACTGCCCAAATTTAAGGAGCAGAAAAGCAAGGGTTTTGTATCGTATGGAGAGAAAAACGACTTTCCGCAAAGCTTGCTTGAATTTTATATGCGGGCACCAAAACATGGAGCCATCGTGCGTACAAAAGCACGTTTTGTTGCCGGTGATGAATGCGTGATTGAGGGCAGCGATGAAGCGCAAAAGGTTCTTGAATACATCAACCCATACGAAGGGCTGCACGAACTTAAGGCCAAATTAGCCTTGGATTTTGAAATCTTCAACGGCTTATGCTTTGAGGTGCATTACAACCGCATTGGCCAAATTTCTGCTTTATACCATGTGGACTTTTCCAAAGTTCGCACACTTGACCACAAAAGCTATCAGTATGTCGAGGACTGGCAGAAATACAAGGCCGAAGATGTAAAGCATTACCCTGCGTTTAACCCGGTTACAGCACAGCCATACAGCGTACAACTTTACTATGCAAGGGAATATCAGGCAGGATTAGGTGTTTACCCATTGCCACCATACCAGCATGGCTTGCAGTATGTAGAGATTGAAGTGGAAATCGCAAACTTTCACAATAACAATATCCGCAACGGGTTTTCAAATGGTACATTGGTGCAGTTATTCAAAGGGCAACCCAGCCCGGAGCAGGCCCGTATATTTGAGCGCAAGTTTAAAGAGCGCACAATCGGCACGGACAATGCAGGCGGTGTGCTAATTCAGTTCAACGAGAACAACGAGCAGCCTGCCACCATCAACCATTTGCAGCCATCAAATATGGATGAGCAGTTTTTGATGTTGAATGAAACGGTGCAAAGTGAAATTGTAATTGCCCATTCAATTCCCCCCGTATTGGCAGGATTAAGAACTGAAGGCGCACTCGGTCAAAGAAACGAACTGATTGAAGCCTACGAGATTTTTCACAAACAATATGTCAACCACCGCCAGCGCAAAATTGATTACTGCTTGCAGACCGTTTTAAGGCAGCAATACTTCGGCATCACCATCGAAACTCGTAGTGCTGAATTTATTGGCTTAGATTACGTTGAATTGTATCAGGCAGGCATCGTGACAAAGGATGAAGCACGGGAAGCCTTGGGAATGAAAGCCGCCCCGGTTGCTGCATCTTTCAATACACAAAATGAATGCACCCGGTGGAATGAGCAGGACATTGAAACATTCATGCAATTTGGTGAGCCTGCCAGCAATTTTGAGGATATCAGCATGAAATTTGCTGAACTTGGCAAGGATGAAATGAAGGTTTTGGCCGTTGTTTCTGCCGATGACCAAACCAGCATTGACGAAATCAGCGAGATAACCAAAATTGATACGGATGAAGTGACCAAAATCTTGAAGAAATTGCAGGATAGCGGTAAAATAAAGTGGACAAACAACGCAATCCGCATTACCGACATCGGGAAAAAGGACATCAACGACACCGGAAAGCTGCCAAAATTGGAACTGCGTTGGAAATATACACTTGACCCTGATGCGTTACCATTGCAACCCGGTGGCACAAGCCGTGAATTTTGCAAGAAAATGGTGGATGCTTCACGTTTATACAGCAGGCAGGACATCGAAACCCTGACCGCACGATTGGGTTATGATGTTTGGACAAGGCGTGGCGGTTGGTACACCGTACCTGAAAGCGAACCACCCCTGCATATTCCGCATTGCAGGCACTATTGGAAGCAACAAGTTGTAAGGAGGAAAAACTGATGGCAAACTTTGCATTTTTCGTAAGCGAACAAGACGTAAAAAAGAACACCCCTATCGATGAGAATGTCGATAGCAAGATTTTACAAACTGCCATGCGTACAGCGCAAGACATCCAAATCCGTGACATAATTGGTTCCGGCCTTTATGACAAGATTTGTGACGATATCAATGGTGCCGGGCTGGCAGGCAATTACCTGACGCTTGTAAACAAATACATTGCACCTTGTTTGTACCACTTCATCGTTACCGAAAGTATGTTGCCCATGACTTTCAAAATGATGAACAAAAGCGTGTCAACAAGGGGAGCCGAAAACAGCAATGCGATTGACCTTGACCAACTGACAAGGGTTGAGCAAAGCTATTTGAATAAGGCCCAATATTACAGCGAAAGATTGCGTGATTATTTGTGCGAGAATAACACCTTGTTTCCGGAGTTCTTAAACCCCGGCAGTGGCATAGACACAATTCACCCACAAAATCAAGCTTTATTTGGTGGCTTCATTTTAGATAGTGATGACAACTGCTTTTACAATTACGACTTTCCAAAAAAATGAGCAAGGTCAGGGAGAAAAACGAAAATAAGCTAAAGATATTTTTACATGGTAACAATCAACCAACTACTGGAAGCACTGGACACGGCAGGCCAAAACCACAAGCAAATAAAGGCAACGCTAATAAACGTTGACCCCAATATTAATACAAGTGGTGAGCAGCTTTATCCGTTGATGCGGATTTTTCCTGATGGTTCACAAGTGACCGTTGACCAAGTGCGCTATCGTTTTGCTGTTGCCATCATGGATAGGCACCGGGAAGATTTCACCGATGCAGTGGAACGCATAAGCGATATGCACACGGTGATGTTGGACATTTACTCCATGCTTCGTTTTGTTTATCGTGGAAACATTGCAGGCAGTTGGAATATCAACGATGCAATTACCCCCTTTTATGATGATAAAACAGACATCGTTGCCGGAGTGGCTGCCGTGATTGAATTTGTCTGCCCGAATTTGCGTGATTACTGCGACACCCCAAACAACAATTTAACTTTTCCAAATATTAATTAATACAAAAAATGAGTACAGCATTAGATTTTATGAGCGGCTTCACTGGCTGCAAGGTTGTTTCCAATACATCGGCAAACACTGGCCGTTTTCAGGGCTTTGTGGTGAACGCAGATGCCGTTGTTTCTGCTTGTTTAGACGAAGCAGGAGCCAGCCTGATGACATCAATCGGTTTGACCGGGGTAACCTTGAAGCAGGGCACATTTATCAGCGTGAGCGGTGATAAATTCATCAGCAGCATCACGCTCACAAGTGGCAGCATTGTAGCTTACAACGTATGATTAGGCGAGGTATTGGTGTAGGAAGCTATGTGGTTGCTGGTGGAACCGATGCCGATGCTTTGGCTTTTTTTCAAGCAGCGGAAATAACCGATGCAACACAGCAAAGGGCAATCAATACGCTTGTTGTTGACCTCAAAGCGTATGGCATTTGGACAAAGATGAAAGCACTTTATCCTTTTGTCGGTGGCACTGCATCGGCTCACAAATTTAACTTGAAAGACCCACGCAATTTAGATGCCGCATTCAGGTTGGTATTTTCAGGTGGCTGGACACATAGCAGCAATGGGGCTTTGCCAAATGGAACTAATGCTTTTGCAAATACATATTGCAACCCCCAAACGCAGTTAGCTTTACAAAGCAACCACATCAGCCATTATTCAAGGACACAAATCAGCAATACCAATACGCATGACATGGGCTGCGAAAGTGGTGCAGGATTGAATTTTAACTTGTTTCAGTATTTCAGTGTCATCAGCAACAAGGGTTTTAACGATGGTTTGTACCCAACAAATGCAACACAAAGTAATACCACCAACACACTTGGTTTTCAAATTGGTACACGGACATCAAATGTAGTGTTGAAATTGCATTTTAACGGCTCGTTGTTAAATACCAACACCAATATCAAAATACAAACGAGCTACCCAAACCATAACATATACATTGGTGCAACTAATTCAAACGGCACAGCAGGTAATTATTCTGCACGGCAATGTGCGTTTGCTTCAATTGGTGATGGTTTGACAGATACTGAAGCCGCCAATTTTAGAACCGCAGTTCAAGCCTACCAAACCACTTTATCTCGCAACGTATGACCTTAAAAGATTTAACCCCGGAACAATACAGCACCTATGTTGGGCTGCTAACTGAAATAGAACATGAGGTACTGGTGGGCCAATGGTATGCACCAGACAGCTATTTCAATCCCATTCAAGATGCAGATAACAATTGGGTTATTTCCGTTGAAGAAATTGCCCAATGTGAAAACCCTGATTTTATGTGGGTGCAGAATTTGCCGCTTATTCCCTACAATCCTAAACCAGCACCGCCCTTTCCATGAAACACGAAACTGAAACAATCGTAGGTAGTTGGCTTTTATGGCTGGCCGGGGCTGCTGCAAAACTGCTTCCATTAATTCAATTTATGTCTTTTACCGCTGCATTGGTTTTGTCCTGCATCGGGATTTACAAGTTTTTCAAACATGGCAAAAAGTAAAGAGGTAACCAAATGGCAGCCAAAAAGCAAACGGAAATTGGGCAGGCACACGAAGTCGGCCAACAAGCACAAAAGCAGCAAACCATACCAAGGTCAGGGAAGATGAAATTGAAAAACTATTTCGCACCAACACCCAAGCGGTTTCGGGTAATTGGTGACAGCATTGCGGCTGCATCGTTGTTTATTGCCGGGCTCAACATTGACCATCCCAAACTTATGCTCATTATCGGGGTGGCCGGGGCTGTTGGCAAATTCATTACAAACTTTTTCGCCGAGGAATGAGGTATGTCGGGATTATTCTTTTTTTGCTTTTTCTCGTTGTGCTTAGCAATCGGGGCTGTAAAAGCACACCACAAGTTGTAAACAACAGCGACAGCATGGCAAATATAGTGGACAAATACAAGGCAGATATTGACAGCATCAAGGCCGAGTATTTAACGCTGCTAAACAGCCGTGCCAAAAAGACAAAAATCCTGCGAGATTTTAGGACAAAATATGTCCACGACACCATCACGCTGGAAAAACTTGTTGGAGATACCGCCAAACTTGAAATAATCCTATCCGAAAACAAGCTGATGCAGGAGATTTTATACGATGATAGTATTGTCATTTCAAATCAAGAGCAAGTGATTATCATGCAGGATAGTGTTATTTCTTATTTAGAAGCCATTACAGCCAATCAAATCAAAGAAATTAACCAACATACCAAAGAGGTTGCGAAACAGCGTAAAAAGGCAAATAAATGGAAAGCCATTGCGGTTATCTTTGGAATAGTGGCAGCCGTGAAATAAATTTGCTTTATGTTCACACTAATTAAACAGCACGGCATCCAAGATTTTTATTACTGCCGGGATGGCAAATGGCATCCATCGGCCGAACTTAACGCAGCTATTCGCCCGGTATCTTTCCGCAATCAAACCGAAGCCAAAAAGGGATGGAAAAAAATAGGCAAGCCAGCGATGGTGTTCATGCAGGAAGTTTATACCCGTGATAAAACACTACTTCAATGAAAAACTTGCAGGAATTTCTTAATACAAAGGGCGAAAACCTAAAAGTGGATGGAGTGGTTGGCCGCTTCACTTTGGATGCCTTAGACCGCTACATACAAGCCGAGTGCATCAAACGCAAATGGTACACGCACGGGAACGGGTTGGTGTGGATTAGAACCGACAACACATTCAGCAACAAATTCGATGATTTTGTGGCAGTTTACAAAGGGCACCGGATTGTCTATGCGGCTCCGGCTTCCACCACTGCCGGGGATTTCTACGTTTACAATCCATTGACCGTTAATGGCATTACTGGCACAGCCGTTGCAGTGGAGCAGCAAGTAAACAACAGCCATAAATTTGTAAGCGGTGCGAACTGGTCAAATCTTTGGCTTGGTGCGCCATACTTTCAGCAAGTTGCGCCCATTGAAATCTACCGGGATGGCAACAAAAACAACCAAGTGGACAAAGTCACCAAGCAGAAAGGCCTTTATGGCATCAACTTTCATCGTGCCGGGGTGGGTAATTTGGTCAATAAGTGGTCAGCAGGCTGTCAAACCGTGCCGGATGCGTACTGGTTTGAAATTGTCAAACGATTTAACCCCGGAGATGTTATTGCTTTTACGCTAATTTGCACATCCTGATAAGCAAAATTTGCAAAAATTGCTCAATGGAATGAGCAAAATGAATTATTGCTTTTACGATACAGCACTAATTCTCTCAACAAGTGTGGCCATGTCGATTTTGACAAGGTACATCAGCTCACCACAAACCACACAGCTAATGGGTTTCTTTTTGGTGCTGCGTAAATCGTGCATGATAGCATCAATTTTGTAAAAGCAAACGACAAATGTTTCCGCTTCGTAGAGGTCATCGTTTGGTTCAATGCCCATATCTTCAAGCATGGTGCTGTGGTCATCCGATGCCACAACTTCAAGGCAAAGCGGTATTTTAAACATACATTTTTTGGCAGAATGAAAATTCCGGAATGACTTTGCTGTCTGCAAACGATGTGCTTAATGTCAGCCACATGGCTCCCAGTGGTTTGGGTGGCCTGCCCCTTTCAATGTGGAACCCACCAAAGCCATCTTCGTATTCTTCTTTATAGCTGGATGTCCTTATTTGGTGAACATCCCGGATTTTGATTTTCTTTTGATGGCTGTCGTAAACTTCCACCGGGTTAATGTGGTGGTACAATTCGTGAACGTGGCCCTGCCATATACAATCGTAGCCTTCCATGAAGCTCATCATTCGCTGGTCTTGAATTACACCTTTGGTAACAATACCACCACCGCCAAAGCCGTGATAATATCGGAGTGTCCATTTCCTGCGATGGCTGTCTGCACTCAACTGGAATTTAAAATCAACCACCCCACCATAACCGCCAGCGTGAATTTCGGCCCCGTGCGTTGTGTTGAATAGATCCACAAATCTTTGTATTGGGTCGGTTTCCAAAGCCTTCAAAATAGCTGTTTCGTGGTTGCCGTAACCCACAACAAGAATGTGGTCTTTGTACGGGCCAAACCAATTCACCGCATCTTGGATAACAGCATCGATGTAGTTGGCTTTGTTATGCTCCGGCAGGATGTCTTTCTTGCTGCGCCTTGGGTCATACTTTCCCTGCATCATGCAGAAGGTGTCCCCGTTCAGTATGATTTTAGCATCACGCTTTACGGCTTCGTCAAGGTGGTTTTTCAGCAGCACCCGGTCGCACTTGGGGTTATCCCAGTGTAAATCGGACAGCAGCAATAATTTGATTTCTTTTTCGCAGTACACAGCGTGGACGTTGCGAGATACACGGGTTATTTGTTTGGGCATCTGAGTAGAATAGTACAAAAAAAGGGGATGAAATCATCCCCTATTTGAAAAATGTGTCAAAAAGTCAATCAAAGCCAATAGACACGGCAATAAATAAAGTGAAATTCCTATGATATTTAAGGCATCGGCTAACAAAGTGCAAGCGCAATTAGGTGTTGATTGTGTGAAATAACTGCGCCTGCACGGCTGTTATAGGCAATAAAATTTACTACCGTTCCACCCAAAATGGATATTTTTCAGTATAAACTACCTTGTTGCCACAATTAGAAACATACTCGCCTCTTTCTGTTTCCATCCATTCCATCAATGGGATAAATTTAGTTTGTGTTTCATAACCAAAACATCCGTACTTAAATACTACTGTTTTCTTAAAATCTTCTTCATCGTGAATTTTACCCATTGGGTCTATGTATGGAAACACTAACGTATCGCCATCGCGAACCTCAATTCCGTTTTTGTCAAAAATATTACTTTTCATAATCCGTAAATTTTACAGCCTATAACATACGCTATACAAAAGTGGGGCTATGTGCCAAATCTGTACAGTAGTACTTCTAATTTACTTTTGCGGTAAGTCAGGGTTTAGTACTTTTAATTCCCCACCTTCGTATAGCGTCAGCCGTTATCCGCAATCACATTATGCTGTGGTTTTAACATTATTCCAACAAGATAAGGTTGTTTTTTATCAGTAATCCCCATTTTATTGTGATTATCCGGTTAACGCAACCCCATTAAGTTCATCCTGCCATATCCGGATGCGGAACCAATCATCAACGCTGGGCATATCGTCCGGCATTTGGCTGTAATCGTATGGCTGTGCTTCGATAACTTCCGGCTCAACGGGTTGCTGCCAGTTCTCAACGGATTTGGGTGTTTCTCTTTTATTCAGCATGGCTAATTTCCTTTAAAGCTATTGTTTCACTTCCTGCAATATACTCGGCAGGCTTAACAATCTCACCGCCATCGGTTACTGGCATGATGTTCTTCTGCTCACTTTGATACGACCACTTCGCAAGGTGTTCAACTTGCAGCATTTTTTGTTTGAGTGCTGCCCATTCGTCTAAGTGGTCAAATTTCCACCGCCCGGCACCGGCCCGGCACTGAATTTCAAATCCCATGTGCTGAAAGGTTTTGCCGTGCTTTTGCGCTTCGGATATTGCCTTCTGCTGTATTTGTTCTTTGGCGGCTTTTATTTGCTTCTCAAGTTGTGTAAGGTGGCAGTACGCATCCAAAGCGGATGCGTTGCCTTCCTCAACATCAAATAAAACTTTTACGATGTCCATCATGGCTTTAATATTATTACTTCCTTAAAGTTACCAGCGTTTACCCAGTCAACCAGTTTACCGAGTTTGTCGTGTGCCCAATCAGGAATGAACTTGCCTTCGCATTCCACCATAACTTTGGGGTAATCATAAAGACAGCGGCCCAATCCGAACTGAACAGCAGCCCTTTTCATCGCATCGGATATACCACCCTTTTCAGGTTCGATGTTGGTCTTGCTGGCACCATCTTCCCGGTATATTGTGCGCTTGTCAATGGTGACTGATAAGCGGCAAATGAAGCCATTGGTAATTTCCCGGAACTCCGATGTCCAATTGGCTGCTCCAAAGGCTGCATCAAAGCGTTGCATCACACAACGATTGTTAATGTAAGGCACGACAATTAACTTGCCGGTGCTGGTCTGCGATTGCACCCGCCATTCGATTTCCGATGGCAGAATAGGTGCGGTTAGAATTTCGTTCATTTTTTGGCCCTTTCAATAGTTTCAAAAATATCTGCAAGTGTCGGCAGAATTTCAGCAGGAATGCTTAGGACTTTTAAGCCTTGGGTTGTCGGGCTCCATTGCTGAAATAAATAAACGGTGTCGCTGTCATCTTCCCAGTCAATGCGGTAAATGACATCATCGTGTTCAAATTTGGCAGAGTGGCTGCCGGTGTGTGTTACTGTTATCTTGGTTTCCATGTGTGCAAATATAGTATAGTTTTTTATATTAACAAAGTTTTTGTGAGATTTTTTTTATCAGGTCATCGGTCAGCAGTTGCGCCTTGTAACCTTGCTTCGTGTATTTTTTGATTGTCTTTTCCACTGCAATATCCGGCACTGGCTCAAATGAGAGCATTTGTTCCTGCCAATAAACAACCGTTTTAAAACCCCGTTCTTCCGTTGTCATAACAAAGTGCAAGCGCAATTAATTTTTGATTGTATGAAATAACTGCGCCTGCACGACTGTTATAAGTAATAATGGGGCTTTGGGTACGCCATTCCAAAAAGGCGGCTGGCATCGAACCAGTCCTTGTGAGGGTTTCCGCTTTCGCAGTCATTCGGCTATTTCTAACCGTTGCCCATCGAGCCGAGCCTTGTAAATTATTACTCATCACGCCCCATTACATACTTATAACAGCAAATATAAGAAATAGGGCTTAGAGCCTTCCTAATAAAATTAGTGCATTTTACTCTTCCAGTAAGCCAATCGGTCATACCGTACTTCTTATCTGCCCTACTTCTCATATTTGCAAACCGTTAGCGGAAATTGCCTTCAATCAGCGAAGAACGAAACCACTTTGCTCCAGCTTTAGTTGCTGCTAACATAAGCGTCTTTTCCTTTTCAGAGTATTTCTGATACTCTTCGCTAAATGGCAAATCCTGCTCAATTATTAAATCTATTTCTTCGTTAGTCGGCAACTGTCCGCTAACAACACCTACCAAAAAGGCGGGGCTTTCGGCTTCGTTAGAAGCGTTTGTGGTTAAATTATCATTCATCTTTCTAAGTTTATTTTGTGGTTAAAATCCCGCACTTCTGGTAGCTGCCAACCGTTATCGCAAAAGATTAAAGGCCACATCAATCACTTG